GAGGATGGTCAGCAATGGGCCATCCAACTCATGCTCAAGACCCTGGGCCGGGATCGAGGCTATGTTGAGCGACAGGAAGTCCACTCTGTCAACCAAGTTCGCCTCGAAATAGTCGAAGAGATCGTTGACTCCTCCACCTCTGGAAAGTCAATGGAAATCCCCATCACGGTCAACAGTAATCACTATTCGCCCAGCCTACCGGAGACCTTCAACGATGCCGCCGAAACCGAAGGGGATATCGACGCAGACTCAGAAGCCGACTGATCTCAAGACGATCACCAAGACGATGCGCCTCCACAAGGTGCAGTACGATTTCCATCACTCAGATGCCCTGTATCGCGGGTTCGTGGGCGGAATCGGCTGCACCGCACCAGAGACTCTTCTGGGCGGTGTACCTATTGGCGATCTCACTTCTTCGGCGGGAGAATGCCAGACTCTACTAGGTGCTTCTCCAAGATCACCATCTTTCTGTAAGGGGAAAGCTGATCTTTATCGAGTGACAATGGAGTCAGGTCGAACGGTATTGGTAACCTTAGCCCACCGTTTCCTAACGCCAGAAGGTTGGCTTCCTCTGAGCAGATTGCGTGTCGGCTCTTTATTAGCTGCTGATGGTAGCGAAGATGCGATTCGTGACTTGGAAATACCCACAGATTTGAAGGGTGATTATTGGCGGGGACTTCGTCATGGTGATGCACAGTCTCACCCGCTTCAAGCTTTCTACTTAGACAGAATTCGGCAATCCTTCGGGCGAACTTCCGGCAATCACTCCACTCGACCTGGGACTTGCCGCCCTTCCATTGACTATTCCTTGATCCAGAAGCATTCCCAGGCCCTCTCATCTGAAGAGTCCTATCATGCCGGATCATCCTTCGGCGTATCACTTCTGGGTCAACACCATACAACCTGCCCAGATCAATCGTTGACATTCCTTCCCTATATTGCCGAACAACTTCATCCATCGGGAGTTTGTGGATGGGAACACGACAACCCCTTCCAACAAGAATCCCAAAGCGGCGCAGAACTCTGGACACTTGGCTTTGACGGGAATTTGCGACCTCTGCGACCTTGTGTTGATTCTTATGAATCAAATAGGCCTCAAATATCGCAAGCCAATTGGCCTTGTTCTCATCCTTCGCCGGATAGTTGCGAATCATCTTCCGAACTTCTTCTGCCTTGGACGGTTCCATCTGGCACCTCGTATGGGTTTAGTTTGCCTCCTTATACTAACGCATTCTGGGATAGGATTCAAGACATAACATTTGTCCGTAATGGAGATTTCTACGACTTAACTGTTCCAGGACTGGAGCATTACTCAGCAGCGGGGCTATGGCATCACAACAGCGGCAAGTCCTATGTGGGAGCCTATGACCTTCTGCGCCGCGCCATGTCGGAGAAAGGCCGGAATCGCCTCTTCATGGTAATCAGCCCGACCTACACGATTCTCCAAGATGCCACCATGAGAACCATCTACCAGCTGGCGGATGACCTGGGGGTAACCAAGGAGAAGTGGAAGCAGCCGCCGCGCCTCGTCCTCAACAACGGCAGCGAAATCATCTTCCGTTCCGGTGACGATCCAGACAAGCTGCGCGGTCCCAACTTGTCCGGCATCTGGATGGACGAAGCATCCTACATGAACGAGGAAGTCTTCAATATCGCCATCGGTCGCCTTCGTGAGGGGGGCGACATGGGATTCCTCACCGCCACCTTCACGCCCAAGGGCATGGCAAACTGGACTTACAATGTCTTCGGAAAAGGTGACCGGGAAAACACCGCCATCTTCAAATCGAAGACCTCGCAGAATCCTTTCCTCGCTGGAGAGTTTGTGGGGGCGATCTCCAAGCAATACTCAGACAAGCAAGCCTCCCAGGAACTCGATGGCGAATTTGTGGACTCAGATGGTGCGGAATGGCCCAACTCCCACTTTGGAGAGCATATCTGGGTTGATGACTTCCCGAAGAACGAACACATCACCATCAGTACGCTGTCAATAGACCCATCCAAGGGGAAAGATGCCCGTCATGGTGACTATTCGGCAATCGTCAAGCTGGCGCGGGATCGGAGCAATGTCCTCTACTGTGATGCGGTCATGCTCAAGATGGATTCGGAGCAGATCATCAGCCGGTTCGCCAAGGAGGCAACCGACTTTGAGCCGGATGCCCTGGTAGTCGAGACCAACCAGTTCCAGCATCTGCTGGCGAAGCAGATCATGCTTGAGTGTGAAAGCCGGGGAACTGATATTCCAATTATCCAGCTTTACAATACCATCAACAAGGATGTGCGAATCAGAAGGATTGGACCCTATCTCGCCAATAGGAACATCCGATTCAGGAGATCAGAGGGTTCCCGCCTTCTTGTCGCGCAACTGCGTGAGTTTCCCCTTGGGAAATTCGATGACGGTCCAGATTCTTTGGAAATGGCACTTCGTGCTATGATTGGACTTTGGAATAACCGGAAATCGGGGCGTGTTGCGCGGAGACTAATGGCATGAGCGTCTGGCAACAAATTATCGATTTCCTCATCCCTGGAAGGTCAAATGGGCGCGGAACTAACCCCTCTTCCGAACACGGTAAAAAGGTGCGCCGACCCCTCCGAGAGAATGTTCTCACCAACGATTTCTGGCTTTCTTCTTACATTGATCTTCTGGATCGTTTTAGGGATGGTGGGGTATACAGCTACCCTATTTCAAACCCGCAAGACCGCATCTACGGATCAAACTATCCGTTCTGGTATTCCGAGCAGCAGCTTGGACTCTTCCGCGCCCAGGCACGATTGGTGGCTACCACTAATCCTAATGCTCAAGGATTACTCAACGGACTCTGCTCATATGTCATCGGGCCGGGGTTCAACTATCGGATCGGGCCTAAAGCAGGTACGGATGCCGAGGACTCGCTCGTCAATGCCGTCCAGGAAGTAGTCGAGAAATTCCGCAACGACAACGAATGGGATTTGCTTGAACAGGAAGTCTTCAGCCGATCCCGCACCGATGGCGAATGTTTCCTTCGTTTGTTTCCCCAGCCTTCTGGACGGTTATTGGTTCGCACCGTCGAGCCGGAACAGGTCATCCAGCCACCTGGAGAGGATTTCTCGCATTGGTCCTACGGGATCGAGACCGACCCGGATGATGTTTTTAACATCAAAAATTACCACATAAGCCACATTGCGCCCCGTGGGGAGGACAAGGAACACGACAAGACCCCGGAAACGCCGATGGGCGAAATCGTCAAGGCGCACAACATAGTTCACATCAAGTGCAATGTCCCCAAGTCAATCAAGCGGGGCGTTTCAGACTTCAGCTTTGAAACCCTGGAAACCTTCTCAATTGCCGCCAAGCTGCGCCGGAATCTGGGCGAAGGGGCATCGGTTCAATCCGCCATCGCTGCCGTGCGCCAACACGATACGGCAAGCATCCAGCAGGTCGAAACCTTCGTGGATGATGCTACAGACTATTCGGTAGCCAACACTCCATCTGGAAGGTCTACCGATTATCAGCGCATCGAGCCGGGGACATTCCTCGATATCCCCAAGGGCATGAACTATGTGAAACCGCCTGGGGCTGAATCGGCAACGGATCATCTCGACATTTTCCAGGCATTGCTGCGATCCGCTGGCAACCGCCACAACGCCCCAGAATGGCTTTCCAGCGCAAACATCTCCGGGGCCAACTACGCATCTAGCCTGACGGCAGAGTCGCCATTCCTCCGCAATTGCGTCCGGTTGCAGGCTTTCTATCGCCGCCACTTCTTGAGGATCATCACCAGGGTGATCCGCCATGCCGCAGAAATGGGTCGCCTCCCCATCAATGTCCTCGACCAAGTAGAGATCATCATTACCCCGCCCGCAGTCGAGGCTAGGGACAGGATTGCCGATTCCCAGGCGGATCAGATTTATTACAACATCGGGGCCAAGTCCGTTCAGACCATCGCCCAGGAGCGCGGTCTCGACTTCGAGCAAGAGCAGCACAACATCCAGAAGATGCAAGAACTCATGCCAGACGAGCTTGCACCTGGGGAAACCGAGCAGCAGATTTCTGATTCTGCCCTCAACGGTCTCCAGATCGAAAACCTCACCGCCATTGTCATGCGGGTCGCCACAGGGCAGATTCCCGTGGATGTTGGCCGCGCCATCGCCCGCGCTGCCTTCCCCCTCATGGATGAGTCGCATATCAACGAGATTTTCCCAGAATCGCTGGAATCCTCGCAGAAGGTTCCGCCCCGCGCCGCTGGCGGGATGAATCCCGTGAAAGAGTTGCCTACCGGGGTGGATAAGGATTTGCAGAAACCGCCGGAACCGGAAGACCAGTTGGTGGCTGAATCCCTGCAAGAGGGCAAGTACGACAAGATCAACTTCACTCCACCGGCATCGGTTCGCGCCGCAGCAAAGCGGGGTCTGGAGTTGCGTAAAAAGTATGGCAGGGGCGGAACTGCGGTTGGCATCGCCCGCGCCCGTGACTTGTCCAATGGCAAGGAAATGTCGCCTTCCACGATCAAGCGCATGACCTC